GCCGAAGTGAAAAGCCAGTTGCTACTTCTGCAATGCGTCCTCGCAGATGCGGGGACGCGGTGTCACACTAGCACCACGCGCGACTTCAAAACAGTCGAGCGTCGGGTTGAAGCTGAGGGGTTCTCGTTTCTCACGATTGCCCTACCGAACTTTGGAAAGGACCTCGAAAAAGGTCTTGACCAAGGCAAGGTAACTCCATCCTTGTGGGCAGGTTTTGCCCGCAAGGGGTGTCTCCCCCGATTTCTCGGAGGTTTCACCGAGCTCATCTTCAGTCCAGCTAGTGGCCTGCTGCTCGACGAGCCGTCGATCACAGCGATTCAATGCGTCAGGCAGATATCCAACCTGTTTGGCAAAGTGAATCTCCCTTGCAGTGATGCTCGGGAAAAAGCTGCGTTCGACAAATTCGTCGAGTGTGAGCAGGACGTCCGTGCTGCGGACAGAGCGATGGATCACGACTTAATACATCGTGCTCAGCGCATCTGTACGTTGCTGTTTCGGGAAACCCTCCTAAAACTCGATAGAGCAATCTACGAGTCGGAGCTAATCCCGAGACACGGTCCAGGAGCGACCGCAGATAGACTACGCGGAAACGCGAAGTTTAACCTGCGGTCGTGGACCACACGGCTGGATGAGGTATTCGATCACTCTGAGTACCTCTTCCCCTCCGTGTCTCACTTTTTAGAGAGTGAGCCGGTGGACGTCCTCGAACCTGGGGCGGAGCTTCCCGTAAGGGTCATCTCCGTCCCTAAGACCCTGAAGACACCGCGAGTGATTGCAATTGAACCGACCTGCATGCAATATATGCAGCAAGCGATTTTGCTTCCGCTCGTGAAGTCCTTGGAGACCAGTGACTCGGTCACCAAGAACTTTATCGGATTCTCTAGCTCTCTCGAAAATCAAGAGATGGCTAGGGAGGGCTCCCTTACAAGGGAGTTGGCGACGCTCGACTTGAGCGAAGCCTCCGATAGAGTCTCCAATCAGCTCGTACGAGCCCTCTTTGCACCTTACCCCTGGTTTTCCAGAGGTTTAGATGCAACTAGGTCCCGGAAGGCTGATGTACCTGGTCATGGCGTTATTCGCCTAGCCAAGTACGCGTCTATGGGTTCAGCACTCTGCTTTCCGATTGAGGCCATGGTCTTTACGACCCTAGTCTTTCTCGGAATTGAAAGAGCGCTCAGCAGGCCCCTTGGTCGGCGAGACCTAAAAGGTTTCGTCGGCAAGGTGCGCGTCTATGGGGACGACATCATTGTCCCCACGGACTGTGTGGACTCCGTGATCACCACACTCGAGGATTTTGGTCTTCGAGTCAACGTGGACAAGTCTTTCTGGACTGGGAAGTTCAGAGAGTCCTGCGGAAAGGAGTACTATGACGGCCATGACGTTGGTGTTGTCAAGGTTCGTCGGGTGCTCCCAACCTCACGGAGGCACGTTCCTGAGATTATCTCTGCTGTGTCTCTGCGCAACCAGCTGCATGCTGCTTGCTATGAGGCCACCGTCGAGATGGTGGATGGACGTCTTGAGAGGTATATTCCTCTTCCTGACGTGCTTCCTACTTCTCAGGGGCTGGGCAGACATACACATTGGGCGTCTTACGACGTCCGACGTATGTGTCCGGACCTCCAGCAGCCCTTAGTCAAGGCTGCTGTTGTGTCCACCCGCCTCCCTCCGGATCATCTGGAGGGACCGGGTGCTCTGCTCAAGTGGTTTCTCAAGCAGGGGGCTCTGCCCTTTGCAGACAGAGATCACCTAGAGCGTGCAGGTCGGCCTGGGCCGGCTACACTAAAGCTCAGGTGGGTCCGCCCCTATTAAGGGACGGATACCAGGTGCGCCCGCTTAATGCGGGGGTGGTGCCGAAAGGCACCGTGTGAGGGGCTGTGCTCCTCCCG